ATACGTTTCTTTAATGTAATCAATGTCTCTTGGCTTTTGCTCAATCACCCAACGGATTTCATCATCATTCGTTGCTGCAGGGTCAATATACAAAGAAAGAGGATCTACTACATAAGCAACAATTTCACCTGTAAATAGTTGTTCCTCTTCTTCTCCTTCTGGTGTGATATCTTCCCCTCGTGTATTATCAAAGAATACTTTGAGTGCACACCACCCTTTAATGCCATTTTGCAAGAAAATGTCACGACTTTTACGTCCCATTTCTTGCTCTTTCCACCAATGATCTAATGCTCGATTTGCAAGTTCAGCAATTTCGATTCGTCTTTGTTCGGTAGTATCAGGCATAACCTCATACTTCAATTTATTCTTAATTTGTTTTGCGACTTTTACCATAACTTTTGGTTTGATGATATTATGAACAATACGCTCGATTCCTGGTTCTTGTGGTGCAGCAGTCATTTTTTTACTCGAACTATCCCATACAATGAATTGGTTACCTAGATAATAGTTAAGTTGTCTGAGTATATTTCGTCTGTTTTCCCAATCCTCAGCTTGTTTAATACGTTCATCTACAATGCTTACCCATTCTTTCGGTGTTTTTGCATTCTCCACTTAATCACCTACTTACTTTGACTATTTTCAACACTCTCAGGAGGTTCATCATTTTTTACTTCTACAGGTTGCACAGGTTCATCTACTGGCTTAGGTTTTGCTTTAACCAGCTTAATCTCATAACCTTCAACAGTTACTTCTTCAATTACAACAGGTAAGTATTCAAAAGTATGATCTACTTCTGCTCTACGCTCATAAGCATCTTCTTTATCTTTAGCAACAAATAAATGTTGCGTTTGACCAGGTAATCCAATATTAAATAGTTTCATTAATGCACCTCCATAAATCTCTTAGTTAATTGATTCTCAGTTATTTCTACTTCTCCGTGGAATTCCTCGTAAGGTCTAGTCCATACCTCTCCAGTTTCAACAGACATATATACAACAACTAATTCCCCTGTGGCTTCAACAGTAGCCCAGTTTGCCATCACTCTATATAATCCACCTTTATAATGCCTGTATAACATTAAATCACTCCAAAATAATTGGTATTTGCGGTTCTTCTTGCTTATTCGCTTTGATAGTTCTTATTTCTGCGGATTTAAACTCATGGAACGTTGGGGATTGAATACGATCTAACAATTCTTTACGTTCAATTCGCCATGACTCATTCAATTCTTCAATGTTGTTTAAATAAATACTGTGTATATAATTGCGGTCTAATTTCCATTCATTCTGTAAATCTCTTGTATGTCTATAGTAGTGAATATTTTGAACCACAATTAAAGCAATAAAAAAGCAAATTACTATAACTAAAGCTGTTAAACTAAATAAACTAATCATTCAATACTTCCTTTCTTTCTCTTTGATTTCTTTATTGCATGAGCAAATAATTTATTGGTTTGCGTTACTTGAGGTGGTAATGCTTTTGTTGGTCGTGGTCTACTCATTAATCCATAACGTAAAGCATCTGGTGTATGATCTAATGGATGGTCCGCAATATCTTCTGGATTATGTTCATCCATCACCATTGAAGGTAATGCTTCAATTAAATGTTTACAATTGTTAAAGATTTTAAGTTTAGCATGTTTATAGGTAGCTCCACTTGTTGGGTCTACTTCATCATAGACATGTAACCACTCTCTTACTCTCTTCCATCCATTCACACGTTCTTTCGTTGCTTGAATTAATGGAACACCTTCTTTTGCAAATACCTCTGAAGGGCTTTCACCTGTTGTTTTTCCTTTATTCCAAAACGATGTATCTCCCACGCTATACTCAATCTTTTCGTTTCCTGTTAACTCTTTTGTTTTCTGCGCTTGTTCATGTGATAGTAATTTCGATTTGACAAACTCCCGATAGATAAATAAGTTTCCATCTCGGTCTAAAGCACCCCATAAACAAACAAATGGATCGTTATATCCTTCATCAAGCATTCTGAACTTTCGCCAATCAGAAGGAATAGCAAATGGTTCGATTACATGTATTGCACGATTAAACTCATTAAAAAACTGACCACTAAACGTATCCCAATCACCATCAAGCAATTGTTTTCGTTCTTGGTCAGATAGACTCATTAATCGGATAAGATAACCAGGATCGTTTTGAATTAACGCTTGATTATCATGTATGTTTGCAGGAATGAATATTACTTTGTTTATGACTGCCTCCCCTGTGATTGGATGATAAATTTGATTTCCATTATCATCTGTAACAGGTATCTCATGTACTTGCTCTGGTGGTCCTACATCAATAAAACGTTTCTTCACCCACGAATGGCCAACTCCACCAGGATTGGTTGTTGATTTCACACTTCTAGGATATGGTTTGCTACCCCTTAGACGAGATAACATGTAGATATACCATTTCTCTTCAAACTGTGTTAACTCTTCCCACCGAATGACATCATACTCAGCACCTTGATAGTTCATATAGTTGCTATCATTATCCCAATACGCTAACTCAATAACTGAACCATTGATTAAGGTCCATTCATGTTTAGATGAATTATACTTCGCTAGTTCTTTCGGATAGACTTGTAACGTTCTTGAGATAATGGAACGTTGTAGATCGGGGAATGTTCTTCGGAAGATAATTTGACGACTACCTTCGTATTTCATTCCATACTTCAATGCATCGATTATGGTTGCTTCTGATTTTCCTCCACCTGCTGCTCCACCATATAAGATTTCATCAGCTTTCGCTTTGTGGAACACTTTCTGTCTAGGTTGAGGTTTATAAGGAATGACTACTTTCATTCATCATCTAATCCTTCATCAAATACAACAACGACTTTATTATCCATTCCACCACTATGTTCAACTAATTGTTTATCTCTCCACTCATTCGGCTTTCGATTCTTTAACCAGAAGATAGCAGCTGTTGTATCTGGAGTAACTTCTTTTGTCACACGCTTTACTTCAACCATGTATTGTTCAAGTTCACCTGTCTCTGGATTTCTTCTTTCAGCAAGTTGCTGAGTAACTTCATCATAATGATATCCAGTAGCACGTTTTAACAAAGCATTTTCTACAATACGATCAACTACTTCTTTTCCTTTTTTTAAGGTCTCCGATATCTCCGAATATTTCTTTTTCCATTCATAAAGAGTAGATGTAGATATTCCCATATTGAAAGCTATCTGTTCGTCTGTCAGTCCATCTCTCGCCCAACCTTCGATGAGTAGCAATCCTTCTGAAGTTAACCACTCTTCATATTTACCCTTAGCCATGTATCCCACCTCTCTCGCTAATTGCTTAATAAAATAAAAAAGACACTCACATAAGTGAATGCCTTAATGACCACCTGTACCTGGGTCTTTCTTAATAATATAACCACCTGGACACGTTCCTGGGTCTTTCATATATCTACCTCCTGTCTTTATTAACTTATTCGACAGAATGGTTTTAATTCCTTTTACCTAATTATTGAATAGAACCTAAACTATAATGTAATCACCTTGACAACATGGACTTACTTCAAATCTAATTGGTACATATCCACCTGCTAAATGAATAATGTCTGTAGTTTCATAAAATGTTTTCTTACACTTTTTACATTGTTTTCTTTTCTTCTTAAATAGTGAGAACATCTTCTTCACTCCCTTACCAATTTAAAACTGATTCCTCCGCATTTATCACATTCTATATCTGCTATCTTATTAAACTTCTTCCCTTTGCCAACTCGCATCATATTGCTTAGTTTTACTTCTTCACCTTGTTCTATTTTCTTTTTGGTGCGGTATAGTTTCTTATTGCATTTATCACAACTTATATATCCGTACATCATTGTATTTTAGAATTTCGCTTAAATAACGGTTTGAAGAATGAGCCAAAAAGTGTCCATATACTCCAGATTACTAATAACCCTACTCCAATAATATAATGTTCGATACTGTTAAAGATGGTTGCAGCTATAAACAACCAAATATCTATTAAAGTAAAATCTTTTCTAAATAATACGTTATTCTTTTTCATTTACTTTCCACCTCACACATAATGAATACTTTCTAAATTATCTTCACTATACTCAAACAACATAAAACGC